CAGAGCTTAAAGAGCAGAAGAGGTAATCATGGCTAAGACTCCCGCATGGCAGCGAGCCGAAGGTAAGAACCCGAAGGGTGGGTTGAACGCCAAAGGCCGCGCCAGCTACAACGCTGCCAATCCGGGCAAGCCGGGGCTAAAGCCTCCTGCTCCGAACCCCAAGACTGAGAAGGATTCCAAGCGCCGGAAGTCGTTTTGCGCCAGAATGTCGGGGATGTCCGGTCCGATGAAAGATGCGAAGGGACGACCGACCCGCAAGGCGCTGTCGCTCAAGGCGTGGAACTGTTGAGGCACTTAAATGGAAATGATGATCTGGAACATCATCCTCACAGCCCTAGTCGGGGTGATGGGAGTCTTCTTGAAAGGCAAATTTGACGAGCTCGGCCGTTTTGGGACCCTCTTGAACAAGACTCGCGAAGAGATGGCCCGTGAGCATGTCACTCGGAAAGAGGTTGACGACCGCTTTGACAGGATCGTCAACCACGTAGACCAGCGGTTTAACCGTCTGGAAGCCAAACTGGACGAAATGCGAAAGGCAGGGTAACGAGATGAAAGCGCAGATGAAAATGGTGAAGAAAGGCGGTAAGATGGTGCCGTCTTTTGCCGCCGATGGTGTGGGCAAGATGAAGAAGGGCGGCATGGCCGACAAAATGGGTCGTGCCATGAAGACCAAGACGGCCGATGCGAAGGGTCGTGCCATGCACAAGATGCCTGACGGCAGCATGATGCCCGGGGCCTCGCACGGCATGAAGAAGGGTGGTTCCGTTATGAAGAAGGGGAAATAATCATGGCTGGACGTGGAATGGGCTGCGCGACGCGTGGCGGTGGGGCCGTGGGCAGTGGTCCGAAAAACAAGGTGGTGTCTGAGACCAGCCAGAAGACCGGCCCGGTCATGATGGCGGCGGGTGGTGCGGTCAATCAGCACAAGCGCATGGCCATGGGCAAGCCCATTGGCATGATGGGCGGCGGCATGATGTCCAAAGGCTACGCTGCGGGCGGCGCTGTCAAGAAAATGTCCAAAGGCATGATGGCGGGCGGCGCTGTCAAGAAAATGTCCAAAGGCATGATGGCGGGAGGTAAGCGCGCAAAATAATGGCTTACCTCATCAGCAACATTCCGTACTTCAAGTGCTGGGTTAGACGCGAGTTTACCCACATGCACCAGAAGTACCATGGCGAGTATTTGCACGCAAATGTCATTGCGGTAAATGCCATGCCGGATCGTTGCTTGAGTTTTCAGATCGTATTTACCGGGTGTGAAAGCTTGGTAGATGACTCCGAAAACGTGCATGGGGGAGCAATGTGGGCGCGTATGCCTATCACAGCGCTGGTGGGGGACATACCATTGGAGGAGTGGCCAGAGCGTATGCCTACGCACTTGGCACAGCCTTGGGACTGTCCTTCACACCACCACACTGTGGTGAAGTTTGCGAGAACCAGCCCCAGTCCATGGCTGTGCAAGATTGACGGCGAGTTTCACACTGGCAGGTATCTGTTTACTGTGGACTACTCGGAGAGCGAGGTAGCTGATTGCCCTGCACAGCACAAGCAAAGTCATGTACTAATCTTGACCGATGCGGGCAAGTGGACAGGGAATATTGTGGCGCTGCCAAACAATCGCGTTCGGGTCACAAGCCCTGCGTTTTGGCAGACAGGAGAAGGGGCCCCCGACTTCAGGCCGAGTCAGTGGACACATTGTGCGGAGCAGGACGACTCGTACATGGATGCGCAAGCAACATTTAATAACCTGTACAGCAAATGACTACTTCCGGCACCACCACGTTTGACCTCTCGATTGATGACCTTGTTGAAGAGGCATTTGAGCGTTGCGGGATGCGCCCGCAGAGCGGCTATCAGCTCAACACGGCGCGCCGCTCGCTCAACTTGCTTTTCTTGGACTGGGCCAATCGCGGGTTGAACCTTTGGACGATTGAGCAAGCGACCTATACGCTGACTCAGGGGAACAATGAGATCACATTGGCCTCGGATACGGTCAACGTGCTCGAAGCCATCATCCGTCAGAACAGCCAAGGCATCAATACGGACGTCTACATCGAGCGGATCAGTCGGGAAGACTGGTTGAACGTCCCGGACAAGACCTCGCAGGCCCGTCCTGCACAGTTCTATGTGCAGCGCGCTAACACGCCGAAGGTGTTTTTCTATCCGGCAGCGGATCAGACGTACACGTTCGTGTACTACCGGATCCGGCGCATTCAGGATGCGGGGGACTACACCAACACGACGGATATCAACTTCCGTTTCCTGCCGTGTCTGGCGTCCGGGCTGGCCTACTACCTGTCTCTGAAGTTTGCGCCTGAGCGGACGCAGGCCTTGAAGGCCATCTACGATGAGGACTTCCAGCGAGCTGCCCTTGAGGATCGTGACACTGCCAGTGTGCAGTTTGTTCCGGATCTAGGGATATGACGTGGCATACGCGACCGGAAAGTACTCACTAGCCCTTTGTGATTACTGTGGGCAGCGGTATCCGTACAACACCCTGCGCAAGAACTGGCAGGGCTACATGGTCTGCCCGGATGATTACGAGCCCAAGGAACCGCAGCTTGAGCCGCTAAGATATCGCGGGGACGCGATCGCGCTGCGTGATCCTCGGCCCGATCGCATTGAGCCTGTGTCGGTGTTTGTTGGAGCGCCCGGCTTTACCGCCTTCCAGAGTTTTGGCAGCGCGCGCGGGACGAATGACATGCGGCCCTATGTCGAGGGACAAGCCTTGATTGCTCAGGGCGTCGTTGGATCTGTCACAGTGAGCACATCATGACCTACGACGAGCTCGTCACGAACATTCGCAACTACACCGAGGTGGGGAGCAACGTCTTCACTGCATCGGTGATCAACACGTTCATCACGATGGCGGAGAATCAGATCCTTCGCGAGATCGATCTGGATGTTTTCAAGGTTGAGGTTGCGGGCAATCTGACCTCCGGGAATAAGTTCTTGGCCGCGCCGTCGGGCATCCTGACGCATCGGTACATGATGATCACGGTTTCGGGGGATCAAATTTTCTTGGACTTCCGGGACACCTCTTTCATGAAGGAGTTCTGGCCGGACGGATCTGCTACAGGCGTTCCAAAGTACTATTCGGTCTGGGATCAGGACACGTTTTACGTGGCTCCGACTCCGAACTCCGGATACGTCGTCGAGCTGGGGTACATCTATCGCCCGGTGCAGTTGTCCTCCGCGAATCCGACGACATGGATCAGCCTGAATGCGCCGGAGGCGCTGTTGTATGCGTGCTTGGTTCAGGCGTACAGTTACACGAAGGGCCCGGGGGATATGTTGAACTACTTCAAGGGTGCCTACAAAGAGGCGCTCCAAGGGCTGGGCATTGAGCAGCAAGGCCGTCGTCGTCGTGATGAGTATCGCGACGGCATGATTCGTATCCCTGTCAAATCGGAGTCACCCGGACCATGATTTCTGTTCAATCCCCTATTTTGGTGGGTGGTGTACAGGTCGCCACCACTGCCGAGCGAGGCTGGACGCCTGAGGAGCTCGCGCAGCGGGCCGCTGACAAGATCGTGTTTGTCGGAGACCAGTCGCATCCGGCGGTGCAGGCGCAGGCGCGTGCATTCAAGGAGCAGGTCAAGCAGGTTGTCCTGTTCTATCTGAAGGAAACGGTCCAGCAGGACCGTGCAACCATTGCAAATAGGCTGGTCCAAGCCGGACATGCGGATTTGCGCTCAATTTTGGAGGACTAACATGGCATTCACCGGCAATTTTATGTGCACCAGCTTCAAGGTTGAGCTGATGAGGGCAGTGCACAACTTCACGGCCAGCACGGGCAACACGTTCAAGCTGGCGCTCTACGACAACAGCGCTTCGTTTACGGCGGCGACTACGGCCTACACGGTGACCAACGAGGTGGGGGCGTCTGGAACGTACTCTGCGGGCGGCGGAGCGCTGACCAATGTGACGCCGACGAGCTCTAGTACGACTGCGTTCACGGACTTTGCGGACTTGTCGTTCACCAGTGCGACGATCACGGCCTTTGGCGCGATGATCTACAACGACTCAGCAGCGGGCGACCCTTCGGTCTGTATTTTGGACTTTGGCGGGTCGAAGACTTCGACGGCCGGGACGTTCACTATCATCTTCCCGACTGCCGATGCCAGCAACGCGATAATCCGGATTGCATAAGCATTGCATTAGTAGCATAGATTCTGATAGCATGGTGGCTTTCAACAGGAGGTCACTATGCAACGCTACGGTCAATTGCAGTTCATCGACGAGGCGGGTCCGAACAAGCACGGTCAGAAGTTGTGGCGACTGGTGTGTGACTGCGGCAAGGAGTGTGTGAAGCTCGCAAGCGCGGTCAGGATCGGCAGAACGAGATCATGTGGTTGTTTGGCGCGTTCTGGATTCTCGAATCGTCGCCACGGTAAGCGTCACAGTCGGGTGTACAACATTTGGTGCAACATGAAAGCTCGATGCAGCAACCCAAACAATCCGGCCTATCCAAACTATGGGGGTCGTGGAATTGTTGTTGCCCCACATTGGCTAGTGTTTGAAAACTTTGCCCAGGATGTCGGAGAGCCGCCTAGCCCAAAAGACACGCTTGATCGAATCAACAACGATGGCAACTACGAGCCTGGCAATGTTCGCTGGACTTCGAGGGCGATTCAATCGAGAAACAAGCGAAACACGATCCTTCTTTCAATCAATGGCAAAACAAAATGCCTGTCTGATTGGTGCGATCACTACGGCATCACATTAGCTGCGGTGCATCAACGGATGTCCAATGGCGAGGATATTGTCTCTGCTATTGTTCGTCCCAAGGCTCGAAGGTTTTTGGCAACAAAAGTTGCCGTGTAAAGGTCAAAAACCATGAAGATCGACTTTCAATTCGACACCCCCCACGGCAAATTCGCTGACGCTCTGCACCTCCCGGACGATCACACGTTCACGGAAGCAGAGATCCAGGCCATGAAGGAACAGCGCCGGGACAACTGGATTGCTGTTGTGACTGCGCCTCCGGTTGAGCAGCCGGATACCACCAAAGAGATTGCCGGAGAGGTGTACCAGAAGCTAGAGGGTGTACCCCCTGCCGGGGCGAAGCTCGTAGAAGTTGAAGGCATCTGGTACTACAAGGTGTAAGAAATGCCTGCTGCAAAGCCTTGGGTGCCCTTAACCTGCAAACATTGCGCTAAGGTGTTTGATGTGCAACCGTGGGCTGCTAAAGGACGCAAAAAGTTTTGCAGCAAGGCGTGTTTCTTTGCCGGGAGAGAGCTGAAAGGTTTATTTACGACAGGACATCCTGACCTAGTGCCGCCGGAAAAGCGGAGGCATTCAGACGAGACCCGTAAAAAGCTCTCAGAATTTCAAAGACAAAACTATCGTTATGGCCCAGAGCATCCAAATTGGCGCGGTGGTTTAAGATCAGAGCGTAAAACAGCGATGGCGCAGTACCCGTATAGAGACTGGCGAAACGCTGTATTTGCAAGAGATAATTGGACCTGTCAGCTTTGTAGCATCCAAGGTGGCTATTTAGAAGCAGATCATATTAAACCGTGGTGCGCGTTTCCTGATCTACGGTATGACGTAGATAATGGAAGAACTGTTTGTCGGCCTTGCCATGTAAAGTTAGATACACATGGCCCCAAGGCACTGAGATTTAAGGAGAGCTAAAATCGCAGATCGTTTTTGGGTCGGTGGAACTGCCAACTGGGATGGTACTGCCGGTACCAAGTGGGCAACTACGTCTGGCGGTGCTGGTGGCGCGGCTGTGCCTACTAGTGCGGATGATGTGTTCTTTGATGGCGCTTCTGGTGCGGTAACTTGTACTGTTTCAGCGGCGGCAAATTGCAAGAACCTTACATTCACAGGTTTTACTGGAACATTTGCAGGAACTTCTCCGGTAAACACTTTTGGTAATGTTGTTGTTGCAACCGGAATGACATGGACGCATACCGGAACGCTTCAGTTTACAGGCGGCGTAACGCAGACTTTAACCAGCAACGGAAAAACTCTTTCATCACTTGTTCAAATTACAACTTTAGGCACAACATTGTCTTTGAGCGATGCGCTAACAGTTACAACTGCGCTTACCCTTACCCAAGGAACCTTCACCACCAACAACTTCAACGTCACTGCAACTCAACTATCCTCCAGCAACAGCAACACCCGCACGATAAATCTTGGATCGTCTACGGTGACGTTGAGTGGTGCCTCGCCAATTAATTTTGCAACAAATACAAACTTAACTTTTAATGCTGGAACATCTACAATAGTATGTTCATCGACTGGCGCAACATTTACAGGCGGTCCCGCAACTTCACAAGGCGTGACATTTTATAATGTTTCTTTTACAGCAACACCTGTTGGGACTCATTCGTTTGAAGCAATTAATACATTTAATAATTTAAGCATTACCGCTCCAAACACTGCTGGTATTCGTCAAGTTACGTTTCAAGCCCGCCAAACCATCAACGGCACCCTTTCCACAACCGGCACCGCAGGCAACCGCCGTGTCTGGTTCCGTGGTGTCAATCCGGGCATCGCTCAAACTCTCACCGTCAACGCTACTCCGAGTCTGACAGACGCAGATTTTCGAGACATCTACGTTATCGGCACTGCTGCACCGATCTCTGGTACTCGGATCGGTGATTTGAGAGGCATTAGAGGGATTACAAGGTCTACACCCAAATCTGTTTATTGGGTCACTGCTGCGGGCGGTAACTGGTCTGCTAACAACTGGGCAGCATCGTCTGGTGGTGCAGCATCAACCGACAACTTCCCGCTTGCTCAAGACACGGCTGTCGTCGAGAACACGGGGCTGAATACGTCGGCTACGGTTACGCTTGATTCGCCGATTGCATATTTCGGCACCATCGATATGTCCACGCGGACAAACGCGATGACGTTGGCCGGATCAACAGCGTATACAGTGTATGGCGATTGGAAGTTTGGAAGCGGGGTGACGCGCAGTTATTCTGGTGGGTTGACGTTCTCTGGGCGCAATACGCAGACGATTACGAGCGCAGGAAAGTCGTTTGCTCAGGCTTTCACAATTGATACCTACGGAGGCTCTGTAGAACTAGCTGACGCGTTGAACATCGGCGGTAACACACTCACCGTCACCAACGGCACGTTTGACACCAAGAACTTCAACGTCACTGCTGGCACTTTGTCATCTAATAACAGCAACGTTAGGACGATTACGCTTGGGTCTAGTACTTTAAGTTTGAGTGAAACTACTTTTGTGCAATTTTCAACGTCAACAAACTTGACCCTAAACGCTGGGACATCAAACATTAACGCAAGTTCATCAAATCAGAATAAAACATTTAATGGCGGCGGGTTAACGTTTTATAACATTAATTTCGGTGGCCCTGGAAGTTTCGGGTCAGTTAGTTTTTTTGTAAATGGAACCAATACTTTTAATAACTTATCTACAGGTGCTTTTTCTGGGACTTTTCCATCATTTATTGTATTTTCAAGTAACCAAACAATAAATGGTACTCTAGGGGTAAGTGGTTCATCTGCGGTTCAAAGATATTTTGTTCGCTCTGATACCCTCGGCACCACCAGAACCCTTACCGCTGGCACTCTATCCGCTACG